GGTGGGCATAGACCACTAATACTAGACGGCGGTTTAGAAGTAGATAGTTTAACTAAAGTAAACTTTAAAGAACTAGACTTCCAGCCTTCTATTGCAGCAAACGAAAAAGTAATACTAACAGCAATGGGCGTACTTCCAATCTTACTAGATGGTGGAAATAATGCAAACATTAGACCTAATCATAGATTGTACTATCTAGAAACGATACTACCTATAGTTAGAAAAATGAATCATGCGTTAGAAAGATACTTTGGTTATAAAATCACAGAAGATGTACATGGTGTACCAGCTCTACAACCAGAGTTAAGAGACCAAGCAGCTTATTATGCAACACTAGTAAACACAGGTATTATGACACCTAACGAAGTCAGGGACGCAATGAACATGGAATCAATAGATGGACATGATGATTTACGAGTCCCAGCAAACATAGCGGGCAGCGCAGCTGACCCAAGCGAAGGTGGGAGACCATCAGACGAAACAGAGGAAAATACAGATGAACAAACCAGCGATTCTTAAAACACTAATGGATTACTTTATGTCAAAAGGCAGAGTACTTTCAATAGTAGAATACAAAGAAGCAACAGACGTACCAATGCGTTATCAAGTTGCTAAAAGAGCTTTTGGCTCATGGGGTAGAATGACCCAAATGATTGAACACAAAATGAGAGTAGATAATACTGTCATGGAGACACCAAAGGCAAAGCCAGCTCCTAAAAAAGCTGAAGTAAAGAAAGGTAAGTAATATGTCAGATAAAATTTTTCATTGGTCATCAACATTCAAAGCTCTAAACGAAGACGACGACGGAAGTGTAAATATCAAAGGATATGCAAGCACTAACCATAGCGACAGAGCGGGTGACTGTATTGATCATGAAGCATGGACTAAGAATGGTGGGTTGGATAACTTTAAAGGTAATCCAATTATTCTATTTAACCATGACTACAACAAACCAATTGGTCGTGCGACTTCACTAGAAGTTACCGACAAAGGCCTCGAGCTTTGAGCTAAAATCTCTAAGAGCGCATGTGATATAAAAGATCTTATTAAAGATGGCGTTCTTGGAGCATTTTCCGTGGGTTTCCGAGTAAAGGACGCAGACTATCTAAAGGAAACCGATGGATATAAGATAAAGGACGCAGAACTATTTGAAGTGTCTGTTGTGAGTGTACCTTGCAACCAGGCCGCAATGTTCTCGATTGCAAAATCATTCGATTCTCAATCAGAATATGATGAATGGAAAGCTGACTTTTCGAAAGAAAGTAAACAGGCTATTGTAATGGACGCAGTGAAGACTGAAGAAGTTGAATCGCCACAAGCCGTGGGTAAAACCACTCAACAGGAGAGACATATGTCTACAGAAAAAACTACTCCAAATGCTGAGATTGACTTGAAAGCGTTCGCGGAAGAGGTGGCAAAATCAACTGCTGCTAAAATCGCAATGCAACAAGCTGAAATGAAAGCAAAAGAAGTAAGCGAAGCCGAAGAAAAAGCTACTGCAGTAATGCAAGAAGTAGCTGAAAAAGAAGCTGAGCAAGAAAAAGTTAAAACAATAGTAACCGCCGGTCTATCAGGAGCTGAAAGGCTTATGCAAGACGTTGAAAAACGTATTGATGAAAGACACGGAGATTTAGAATCTGTTGTTAACGAACTAAAAACAGAACTATCCGACAAAAAAGACGAGATTAACGCCATGCGTGAGTCTAAGAAAGTTTTTGGCGATAGAAAGAACAGCGACTGGCAGAAAGCCTTTACAAGCGACATTGATGACGCTTGGATTATGGGACTTGCTACTGGTAAAGGCTGGAATACTAAACTTGCAGAAGATACAATGCAGAAAGTTAATGCCCATTCAGGTGTTGGCGTTTCTTCAGCGGATTTTGAGCAAACAGTATCAACTAATATCGAAAGAGATATTCAACTTGAGCTAGTGTTAGCACCGTTATTTAGAGAAATCCAAATGACTTCAGCTACACAGATCATTCCAATACTACCAGATGCTGGGTATGCTGAATTTACAGCTAACCAAGTAGCTACAGGCGCAAGCCCACATGGTAACTTGGAAGAAAGAGGAGATACATATGACGGAACTATGTCAGGTATCGACTTAACTGAAAGAACCCTTTCAACTAAAAAACTTATTTCACAATCATACTTAGGTAATGAAACTGAAGAAGATGCAATCTTGCCAATTCTACCATTGATTCGTGAATCAATTATTAGAGCACATTCAAGAGGTATTGAAAATGCACTGTTAGTGGGTAACCATGCAGACGGCGTTTACGGTACATCTGG